CGAAGGTTTAGAAAAAATAAAAAAAGATTTTTTTTACTTGAAAAAGTCAGTAGAATTACATAAATTAGGTAGTGAAGAGTTTATACCAGATAGAAACTCTTTGGATTTATGTTTTACATCACCACCTTACTTTGATACGGAGAAATATAGTGACGAAGATACACAAAGTTACATAAAATTTCCGACAAAAGAAGAATGGGTGAATGGTTTTTTAAGAAAAACAATAGAGAACTGCTACAGAGGTTTAAAGGATGGTAAATATATGTTAATCAATATTGCTAACACACCTAAGTATAAGTTCATAGAGGAAGAGACTCAGAAGATAGCAAAGGAACTTGGGTTTGTTCAAAATGATACACTACAACTAACATTGTCAAGTGTGATGGGTGCTGGATATAAATATGAACCAATTTTCGTATTTAAAAAGAATTAAAGGATTGTTGTTAATATTTATGAATGTGTCTACACAAAAAGTTAACATAGGAAAAGTTTATGACTAAAAAGTTCGTTCTATCGGAGAATTTTATAAGTAAGTACAAAAGAAAAAAAGCTCCGTTTGGTTTCAATGGTCTTGGTGAATTGGTTTATATGAGAACTTATTCAAGAATCAAAGAAGATGGAAAAAATGAAAGATGGTGGGAGACAGTTCAACGAGTTGTTGAAGGTACTTATACCATGCAAATGAATTGGATTGAATCACACCAATTAGGGTGGAATCCGTGGCAAGCTCAAAAATCGGCACAAGAAATGTATGACCGAATTTTTAATATGAAGTTCTTGCCTCCTGGACGCGGTCTGTGGGCGATGGGAACGCCTATCACAGAAAAAAAGGGTTTATATGCCGCCCTAAACAATTGTGCCTTCGTATCAACCAAAACACTAAAAGAAGATTACGCTAAACCTTTTTGTTTCCTTATGGATGCAAGTATGTTGGGTGTTGGTGTAGGATTCGATACCAAAGGTGCTGGGGAAATAGTAGTCAAAGGTATTCAGAATGATAGAGATGAACAAGTATATGAAATACCAGATACTCGTGAGGGTTGGGTAGAATCTTTAAGACTACTATTGGAAAGTTACTTTCATGGACAAGCACCTATGGAGTTTGATTACACAAAGATAAGACCAGCAGGAGAACCTATAGCTGGTTTCGGTGGTGTATCAAGTGGACATGAACCATTACAAGAAGTACATGAAGACATCAGAAAAGTTCTTGATAAAAATAGTGGAGAACCAATCACTATCACAACCATCGTGGATATTATGAATTTGATTGGTAAATGTGTTGTAGCTGGTAATGTAAGAAGAACTGCTGAGATTGTATTTGGTGAAGCAGACTCAGAAGAATATTTAGATTTAAAGAATTACAAAGTAAACCCACACAGAGAGACTTATGGATGGACTAGTAATAATAGTATATTCGCTGAATTGGGTATGGATTATACAGAGGCTGCAAAACGAATTGTGGATAATGGTGAGCCTGGTTTTGCTTGGTTAGACAACATGAGAAAGTATTCTCGTATGAAGAATGGTGGGGATAATAAAGACCATCGAGCGATGGGTGGTAATCCTTGTTTGGAACAAACCTTAGAATCATACGAGTTGTGTTGTTTAGTAGAAACATTTCCTAACAACCACGATGATTTCGAAGACTATGCGAAAACTCTTAAGTATGCTTATCTATATGCTAAAACAGTAACACTTGGTAGAACTCATTGGAGTGATACAAACAGAGTGATGTTAAGAAATAGAAGAATAGGTTGTTCTGTTAGTGGTGTTGCTCAGTTTGTTACCAACAGAGGATTGGGTGAGTTTAAAGAGTGGTTAAATAATGGATATGATGTTATTCAAACTTGGGACAAACAATATTCAGATTGGATGGCAGTTCCAAGAAGTATCAAAACTACTTCGGTTAAACCAAGTGGAACTGTATCATTACTTGCTGGTGCTACACCAGGACTTCACTATCCTGAATCAAGATTTTACATAAGAAGAATAAGGTTATCAAAACATTCAGAATTATTA